TGGCCTCTGATTTCAAATACCAAATATGGTTTTCGGTTCGGCATACATCCATGACGCCGGTGGCCAAAACAGTCCATAAACCGGTGCTGGTATTCCGGCGGCGAAGGACACCACCGTTTCCGGCCGAAACATACTTATTCTGACCAGTTTTACAGAATAAAACGATATCGCCCTGAAACATGAATGCCTGCGTCGGGTTTGCCACATTCCCACCGGCATCGGTAAAATCGGCGCGGTCAAGAAAATTAGCGGCCGTCAGTCCCCATACTTTGCCATTACTTGCCGGCGCGCCGTTATAGGCCGGAACGACTAGTGTTCCGACGCCTTCGCCTAATTGATTACTTTGATCAACAAATCCGCGCAGTGGGAAATCCCATGATTGGCTTGATCCCGATCCACGCTTTGCGTATGTTCGCACATCGCCGTTATTAGCAAAAGTATGCGGGTAATCATTAATAACGGTTTGTTCATATACAAAGCCATCGGAAACTGTGGTTACTGGGCCAGACCCGGCGGGGCCCTGTGCTCCGTCCTCACCGTCTGCGCCCGCTGGTCCTTGTTCACCGTCTGCGCCATCGGCTCCTGCTGGGCCCGGTGGGCCTCCCGGATCACCGTCTGTTCCATTTGTACCGGCGTCGCCCTTGTCGCCCTTGTCGCCCTTCTCTCCTTTTTCACCTTGATCTCCCTGGTTTCCTTTGTTCCCCTGGTTTCCGGTGTTCCCCTTGTTTCCCTTGATACCCTGTTTACCACGGGGAAGGAATATAGCCCACTTGCCACCACCTGATCCCGGCTTGTTTCCAGATGCCGATGTGTGTGCATCGATGCATGCATACACAGCGCCGTTGTATGTCACAAGGTCATTGACAACATAGCTCAATGCCGCTGCCCAGCCATGACGGAGCTTCATACCATCAACGGCGCCCAAAAGGTCATCACCGGCTGGGCCTTGCGGGCCCTCCTCCCCGGCTTCACCGATCAGTTGCCACCATGGGGCGCCATCGCCGGGGGAATGATTGGTGTTGTTGTCCTGCATGGAGAAGTAGATGCCACCGTCCCCGCTGTCGGCCCTGAGATGCGTCAGAATCGTTCCTTCTGCATAAGTAGTAGAATTGTCCCAGGGATCGGCTGGAGTCAGCGAGAGGGCGTCTAAGCCGTCTGCGCCCGGCCCGCCAGCGGGACCGATCTTGGTATTGTCAGACCGGATAGTGCGCCCAGAGGAGCCGGGGCCTTTGATGATTGTCTGATTCTGATTCTTTGTGCTGATGTCTCTCATTACACCGGCTCCTCATAGAAATCAGTAATCGAATAATAGAAATCAACCCTGCCTATACCCACCGAGTTCAGAACAGCGGTTGGGCCAGATCGGTATTTGATCTCGAACAACAGTCGTTGGCTCTGATATCCTAGCGGCATATCGCTAGCAACGATGTCAGCGGCAATAGAATTGGTCAAGGATGCGGGAAGAATGATCGTGATCTCCCCGTCCGCATTGAATGTCAGCTCACCATCTATGGAGTCGTAGGACGCGCAATCAACAAACAGCTCTGAATCCGTGTGGATTGCCGGCTTATTGCGAATCTGAAAGATGCCTTCATATGCAGAAAGATCAACCGGGGTGCCATTCTCTTTCAATATCCAGCTCCAGGTGAAATCGGTTCCCTGAATGATTTCTAATTTGTCGAAAATGGCCATTGGTCATATGATCATAGATAGCACGGCCTAAAGCTTTGATCTTGCAGTTCGCCATGCTCTGGCTGTCAGCTGCTTTACCGTGTTGTGAATCATCCAGATTTAAATGTGATGCGTGAAGTCGAATCCCATGAAATGCGTTCGATGATTATGGCGTGGCCGATCTGTTTCGGTCTCTGCTTTTTTCTGATGCGCGTCTTCACTCACCGTGATAAGGAAGATCAGAGTCTTTTGAATAGTTGGATTCCTCGTTCAGATCAGAGATTGGCTGATAGGTCTTGCCGTCTGCGATGACGATTGGATCCATATCAAGTTCTGCCTCAAGGTCTGCCAATTTCTGCTGTATCGCATCTGATTCTTCAGGGTGTGCCAGATGATTCATTCGATTTTGTGCTTTGACAACATTCTTCTTTGTGACCTTGGCGGCCTTAGGCGCGCCGGCTGCTGAGCCAGCAAGCAGAGCAATGATGATTGCGTTCAGCGCATCAACCTGAACATCGCTCATGACAAGGATGCCAAAGGAAACAAGCAGAACCAGCCCTGCTCGAACTATTGCCGGATTTGCTTTCACTCGATTGACGATATTATTGATGTATTCCTTGACCTTGTCCATGCAATGAATGTAATGCCGGGGGCAATCCTTTTCTCATTTCTCCGATATAGAACAAAATAAAGCCCGAAGGATTTGACTGATCCCCCGGGCTTCATCCCATTATGCATATGTGCTACACTCTCTGCCAATGGGGCAGAGAATTGATTTGCATCATTTTTCTTTGTGTCTAATTTCTTCGTATGTAAGATCTAAGAGATCTAGTCCACGATATATATTGGTCATTTCTTCCATGCAATATCGAAGAGCAGCCAATCGGTTCGTGCCGATATAGAGATTCTTATTCATTCGCTTTCCGCCAGTGATCGGGCAATCCCAGATCAATAGGCAGCCGGCGCCTTCATTCCCATCACTCGAAATAGTGAAGGGAAGATTGCTGTCTTTCTCCCTGTTATCATTCATCTTGTCAATCCGATTGAGCAGCTGCCCGCGTGTCACCGTCACAAAGAACTGTTTGGGCTTTGACTTGATGATATGAATGATTGCCTTCTGCGCTTCAGGCCCGATTGAACCGGGACCTTTATTGGCTATCGGATTTTCCTGCGTGCCGGTCATCCGATCCTTCCCCCTCGTGCGTAGAACCCGTCTCTGATTTCCGGGTAGCCGGCTGCCTGCCACTTATTCAATACCGGCTTCGGCGTCGGGTTAGCATCTGGCTTCATGAACTTTTCAGCGCTCCATTTGTAATCTCTCCAGGTGAGTTCTGCGCTGTTCTCGTTATACCTGATTAGCTCTTGCCGTGAGGTCGTGTCTTCAAACTTCCCGGTTGGGTTATCCACGGTCACGACCAGGGCGCCCTGCTGCCAGTCTATCTCTTGATCTTCCGAATAGCAGACATTCGCCCGGCAGCTGCAGCCGGCTTCGGCATAGGCTAATACTTTGCTTTCGCCGCCTATTCCATACATCGTCCGGTGCCCGATGGCTAGACGATGAACATGTCCCTGCCCGACCCCATAGTCCTTGTTCATACTCTTTTTGCGGGCGCTGTTACCTGACCCCGCTGCGGTCTTAGTGCCGTGGGAGAATGAGAAATCAGCAGCGATATCTACCACCTGATTAAGATAGCGATCCATCTGGCTCTTGTCATTAAGCGCCATCTCTATACTGACCTTGAATTTATCCCGGAGATGCTGCAGATTCAGGAATGACTCAAAAGCCATGAATGGTTTTTGATCACCGAATCCGGTCGGGTTCGCCATATCGAGCACCCAGGGTGCCTTGTCTAGCAGCTTGCGCATTGCGATAGTGTCGTGGTTACCGATCAAAATGATGAACTGCACCTTGCTGTTCGCCTTGACCGCAGCCTCTATAATCATATGCAGATACCATGCGCCGCAATCGATGTCATACATCACCGGCCGCTCGAATGATTTGTCCTGTTTGGCGTGGCGGGCAATGGCGCCGAGGTCGAGTAGGTCGCCGCCGAATAGCACATGCGTCGGCTTGATATCCTTGAGCGCTCTTACCGTTGCGTGAGCCTGTACCCAATCAATCGAACTTCCCGCATGCTGATCGCTGAGAATTAGCCAGCGCTCTTGCCCCTTTTTGCGGCTGAGAATTAGCCGGCCAGACACTGGCGGCTTATAATCGTTTTCGATAATCGGCTTCAGGTAATCTCTATGAACTCCAATATTTTCCAACTCTCGCAATCCGTCTTCGGTCTTCTGCTTACACGACAAGATTAGCTTGATTTGGCTGCTCGGCATGTCCGGGTTCCCCCAGTGATTGCCAATCGCCTTAACGTTGGTAATAATCCAAGCGGTTGGATCCAACCCAACATGGTCCAAAAGAAGCTCCGGCGTGAAGTTGGCTCCGTCCGGTAAATTGGAAACGACAAAAGACTGTTCATCTTTTATTGTTTCTATCTCGAGCGGGTCCATTATTTTGGCCTGCTCGCGGTAGAACTCAACCATATCCTTAACATCTGAATGTTGATGCATTCTAGTTCCGAGGGTTCGGGGTGAAACACCTAGAGTATGGGCAATCAAATCTAGATTCCCCCGGCACTCTTCGGCTACGGCAAGAATCTCTTCCTTTGTTGCCTTGGTCTTTTTGGTGGTGTTGGTTTCCTGCTGATCATTCTTGCCTCCTTTCGGTCGGCTGATTGGTTTACTCATAGCATAAATCTGCCACAATAAGAAACGGGTACGCTGATCTGTGCATAAATAAACAATCCATCAATCCCTGCATGATAATCAACACATGGGCATTATCAGACAAACATTGGGCAAGGGTGAAGGTGGAGACGCTGATTCAGATCTGGCCTATCGTGGAGATCTTGAACCGATTGACTTCATTCGCTCGCCGCTTAGCCGTCCTCAGTATTCTTGGGAAATGAAATCAATTCACTACGGCGCGCCCAATCAGCTTGATCTCCTCGGCCCTGTTTCTCAGAAGCTTGAGGCGGCTTCAAGAAAAATGACCTGTCGCGATAGCGATGGGAACCTGATCACCTTTTGGACTATCCCAACTGAGATTGGCGCCAAACTGCGCCGAGATATGCCCGGAGTTTTTGATCAAACCAAGATTGATCTGGCAACTCAACATCTATTCGAAATCATCGTTGAGAAAAAGATTGCTCTGCCCGAAGACCTGACAACCATTGTGCTCAACAACCTATCTGCCGGCGACCTTCTCCATTCTTCGATTCAGCCGGCAATCACGATTCAGAACAAGGCTGGCTTCACATTTGCCGAGATGTGGTTTTATCTGGGTGAGTGCCACCGAGAGAATGACGCCGCGATTATGTTCTGGCCAAAGGATAGGAAAAAGATGCACACCGGCGAGGTTGATTTTGATAAAGAAGATCAGCCGCCGATATTGATCAAGCCGACCGAGCGTATCCCGATGATCGCCGGAATGCCGTTTGAAATGGTTCGTGACATCTGCCGAAATAGCGGAATAGATTTGGATATCTCTGCCGACGATATTATCGGGATGGTTGAGGAATATGAATGGTGGGCTCTCTAGCGGATCCGGTCTCGGTCTCGTCTTGCCCTACTGATCTTCCCTGCCTCACTGTTTGTCTTTTCTACTATCCCTTTGGAAATGAATATGGCAATGGATATACCCAGCAAACCAACATAAAAAATTGGCGGCAGATCAAAATGCTCTTCATCTGTTTGCTTCGGGCGCCTGGTGGCCATGCTCAAAGATAGATGCAGACATATTCATTCGCCCAATTTGTGCGATATGAACACTAATCTGATGCGCGCTGTTATAGTTTACTCATCAATGTGGTGTTGATAAGAGTGGTTTATTTCATGTGGTCAGGGCGTCCGACAAGGGCGCCCTTTCTGCGTCCTGAATCAGAGCAAAAGAAAACCCGGCATCAGCCGGGCTCCCTGTTCTGTTCTTGCTGATCATTTTGTCTATGTGCTCAGAACATCCCTCACAAATGCATCTCGAACCTGAATAAATATTTTGAGCGAATTCTTCATATCGGCGGCAAACTCGTCATCAAATTTGATGCCCAGGGTATCTGCCCCATCGCCATAAAGCAATTCATCCATTGCCCCGATAATTTCCAGAAGCTTTTTCGAAGATATATTGCCGCGCTTCAGCAGCTTCTTTCTCATAGCTTCATCAGATGGTGATTCAAGCATCTTACCGATCATTTGCATCTCGGCTAGTATAGCGCCGTACTGAACAAGCAATGCCTTCGCAACTCCGAATGCCTTTATTTCCGGAGACATGTTTTGGTCATCAATAGATGCCAGAGCTTCAATGACCTTCTCGCCGGGTGTCATGCCAAGATGTCCGCTGCGTTCAGCTCGTTGAGGGCTTCATCAAATTCGTCTAGTCTTTGACCTTTCTTTGTGGTGTCATTTTCATTTTGCATATATTGAATGTAGCCGCAAAATTTTGCGCATGGTTATTTTCTCTTATAGATTTGCCGCCGGCTTTATCCTTCTTCTAGCTTCTCGTCACGCTTCTTTTTTCTCTTTGCCCATGATTCCGTGTTGGGAATATGCCTCTCTGAATTTCGGAATTGATCGCCGATCTTGTCTAGCTGTCGCAGGTGCTCCTGATTATCTGCATCCTGTTTGTCTTGCTCAGCGATGAAAGCGGCGGGGCTCTGATCATCTGACTTTGTCAATACTTGATAATCATAAAACTGGCGAATGGTTGTGTGAACGGCCTTCTCAATCTGCTCCTGTGGCGGGCGGTATAGCCGGCCGGCGGTTTGCAGGTGCACGGGAATGTCGCGGTGATAGCAGCGCTTGATCGATAGCGCGATAATCTTCCCGATATACTCCTTCGGGATTCCATCATCCTCAATACTCCCGGAAAGCTCAATGAGAAAATCCTTGTAGGTTTTCTTGACAAAGACAGACCTAGACAGCGAAGCATTGAAGGCAGCTTGCCGCGCAGCCAGGTGTGCATCGCCCTCTTTCTTGTCTCGGATCCGTGGATCATCGGCCTTGGCTGAGATGCCTGACTCCCTGCGAATGCGGAGAAGCTTGGTCACATCATGCCGCTCTTTGGTATGCGGCTTTCTTTTCTCCTTCCTTTCATTCGAATCACTCATGTCATGATTGTCAGCGCTAGCAGGGTTCAGCGCGTGTTTCTAGCTTTCCTCTGTGCATATGGTCATAATATGCACAGAGGCGCGTTCTCCGGCGATCTCAGGCACATTTTCACTTTCTAGGTGTTAGCGGATAAGTAAAGGAATTGATGCCCTTAGGAACGATCTGAGTAAAGATTGTCATTTTCTTGATACGATGTACCGTTTATATCTATATTCTTTACTATTTAAGAAAGCCCTTACTAGCCCTTACTAGCTCCTACTAGCCTTTACTTGCCTTTACTTGTATAGAAGCTTCTATATATTAACTGTACTTCGTCTCAAGAAAATGACAATCTTTGAGAGAATTGCCGTGCTCTTCAAAATGTGTGGCATATTCGCAATATGTTCAACACCACAGTCCAGGGTCTGGGAGATGTATCTGACCAGCTCGAGAAAGAAACAACCGATGAAATAGAACGGCGAATGACTTTGCCTCAGACTCCTCCGGCTAATCCCCAAGAGTTTCGCAATTGGATTTCATCAAAGTTCGGGGCGATGATCAGCGCCGTGGTCATGTCATTTGTCATTTCCAATATGGCTGATCTGATTGCCGGCGGCGAAGACCAAGCGCCACGCGGAGTCGATCGCGAATTTTTCGCACAGATTTATAATCTCACCGAGGCCTTAAAAGCTTCAGCTCCTAGCTCCCATCTTATCAATCAAGGATCAGACAATCTCACAGCGCCCGAGCTCCGTGCTGTCCTTCATCTAATTGTCAATCGCTGGCAATTCCTTATTCGTATGCATCAAGATCAACAACTAGGGACAGGGCCTTTTTCTAGCTCCCAAGAATCTCCTAGCTCCCAGCTCCCAACCGCTAGCCAAGATCCTTATGTGGAGAATTGGGAAATGTTTTCGTGGCGAGTCTCCTTTTCTGCTCTCGTCGCTCCTCTAGCTCCCGGGTCGTCTTCATGCATGTCTGGTCATTATTCCGTCCAATCACTATCAGGCGCGCTCCACGGGGCACAGAGCAAGGGCGTGATCGGTATGTCTAGTTCACCGGGATCCAAGGATCAGAGAGTTGAGTTTGATGTTGATCAGCTCGATGCAGCGGCCGATGATATGGCTGAGATCTGGAAAGACCAAACGGGAAAGTCTTTCGCCGGATCCTTCTTTGGTTCCCTTGATCTTGTTATGGCGATCATGGGCGATCTGGAGAACCCATGGAGCGCAAAAGAGTTGGTGACCATAGCAGCGCTGGCAACGCTCAGGGATTTTCAGGACGGGTTCGGCGCTGATACATCTTGGACTATCGGGGATCTTACTTCTATCTGCTCAGCCTCGAGGAACGGGTTCAAGAAAACAATAAAGGCTAGGGGAATTGATATAGAGGTAGTGGCCAGAACCGGACACCGGAACCTAATCGCGTTGCATTCCTATTCCCTGCCAGATATTCCCGGGCTTCATTCTCGCGATGCCGGTCATGAAGATTGGACAATTGAAACCAAACGGGTTGATCCGGTCTTTGTTGATGGCGCCGGGAAGCCGCTGGAGATTGGCGGTGGGGGGAAGTATCTTGCCGGATCAGTGCAGATGCGCAGCTGAGGAATATGACCGGCGCAGCTGGGGAAATTGCTTTGCCAGATTGCAGGCTTTAAGCCCGCGCGCGGGCACAATTGATTTATGGCTGCCAAGACAAAATCTGATCTTGAAGTTCAGATTGAATATCTTCAGGATCAGATTTATGAAATGGAGCAGATCCAATATTGGACGATCAATTGGATCCATTCATTCTTCGATGCTCAGCCGCGCTTGATTGATCCGAGTTGCCAAGACCAGTGCATGGCTTCGATCCGAGCAGCAGAGAAGGAACCATACGATGCCCGAAAGCAGGCGTACGGCGCGATCTCAGAAGTGCTCATGTTGTCAAGGGGCATATCATGCCGGAAAGGATTTCACTGATTCACAGGGGTCTTTGATATATCCCACACTTCAGGATTTCTACACCTATCATTGACCCATGACAAACTACGAGATTTCAGGAGCATCATGAACCGGATCCAGAAAGCAGCATGCAAGGTATTTCGAATTGAGACTAGGGCTGAGCCAATAGAGGGCACCTGGGAGGAGCGAATGATTTCCGGATACAGCGATTGGGTCACAGATTTTTTCCAGTCGCGGCCGGCGCTGATGACCACTGACTGTCTGGATCAATGCTCGGCGGCCATGGATCAGGCCAAAAAAATGCCTGACAATTTTGAGGCCGTGCTCCAGGGCGAGATTGCTGGCGACATCATAATTGCTGCGTATATGGATATGGAGCGCATAAAAAAAGAGGAAAATCTTGACCCAACTGATGAGGAAATTGCCGCGCATCCTGAAGAATTGAAGGATTTTCTCGGCCCTGATTTCTCCTAGGACGGCAGCCCTGGCATCTGTGCAACCACCGGCTGCACAATTGACGCTCCCATATGGGGGCCATATGGGGGCCATATGGGGGACACTGGTTGTATATGGGGTCACAGACCGACATTCTGACCGTTATTACTCTGTGCCGATAGTGCTTGTTTGTGGCTCTCTGTCTGCGTTTGCTACAAGCCCGGATCCGGATTCGAACCGGAGACCCCTTCCTTACCATGGATTAGGTCAGCAATCTTAGGGGCAAAATATCTTGGCTCTGCCAATAGGTTTATGCCGTTATTGATATCAGCAGCTCGCAGACTGTGATCTAAATGGGGGTGATATGGGGGTGATATGGGGGAGGCGGTGGGGGTTTGGGCAGGTAACTTGCTGATATTGAAAGGGGGTCTATCCGCTTTTTACGGAAGAAACTATCCGCTTTTTACGGAAGAACCTTTTGCGTAACTTTCATCGAACCTTTTGCGTGATCCGTTTCTAGCATCCTGGAGGGTCAAGTATGGCCGGCCGACCAGGGTCATTGACCGGTGGCAGCATTGCGGCCAACCCCTCAAGCTATTTTCGGTCGTGCAGATGTCGCGGTGCTGACAGCGGTGGCACTGAATACGCATAAAGCTCACCCCACAATGATCGGGGCGGCATGTTCATCTGTGGCATTTCTCTCATCGCGCTGCGGATCCTATTTTTCTGACGCTCTCTGCTCATAACCGTTTGCACGATCGCGCAAACGGGTGTCAGTTTTTGGGGTTATGTCGGAAACATGCGCGATCGTGCCCATCCTTTCCGTATGGTAATAAAATTTACCATACGGAAAGGATTGCTACCATGTCTGGCTCTGGCCTCAGCTTCCAAATCCTCGATCACTGCCGGTGCTGCCAAAAGCTGAACTGCTCTTCTCAATGGCCTCAGTCTCAATTGGATTATCTCCAATAACCATTTCAGCAATACTCTCTTCTTCTGTTGGTTCTTCTTGCTTCTTCTCACTCTCGCTTGCCTCAGGCTCGGGTCTGTCCTGTGGCAGATTGAAACCACCGTTGGCATCCTTCTCAATTCTGCCGTCTGCGATCAGCTTCTTGGTGACCACATAGATCCCAGGTGGCTTGACCCCAAGCTGATCAGCAATGGCCTTGGCCTTAATTCCTGGATCATTACTGATAATTTCTGTGATCTCGTCCGGGCGCTTGCCTCTCTTGCTACGCTTTTTCCCGGTGGCCTTGGGCTTGCTGTCCGTGGATGAGTCCTTGACATCACCGCCCAAAATCTTTAGCGCTGATTCGAGCCGGGAGATCTCGGCCTGGTGGTGATTGATCTCTGCGCTGATCGACTTCTTAGCACTATCAATTTCTTTACTCATACGGGCTGCATCCTTCTTTCGTTTTGTTTGCTCGCTTCTTGCTCGCTTCTTGACTGCACTTGATAAACGGTCTTCATCAATTTCTGAACCCGATCCCGGGCTTCGGTTATTTCTTCTGCGGCCGTGGCGCCGGCCCTGACGGTCAACTGGTGGGCATATACCTCTGACAATGTCCTGACGCTGTGCCCCTGAATTTGACTCAACTCGATCAGCGTAATACCGGTTGACAGATGCAGGGCAGAATGGGTATGGCGCCCGAGTTCATAGGGCCTGGCTGTCAGTAATCCCTTGATCGAATCCAGCAAATCTTCCGGCAACTTTTCCCGCTTGTTCAGCTCCGCCCACCAGCTGACAGTCTTACGAGCGGCGCTTTTGAAGTGGCGCTTGTGCCAATTGTTCTTGTCGTGCTGCTGCCAATGGTCTCCGGTCGCCGAGCAGATCACATATTCAGATGGCCGGTTTTTCCGAGCCGCCTGATCCCTATCCTGCTTCTGCCTCAGAATCTTCAAGTCATTTTCCAGCGTGTCAAGAATCGGAATTGAACGGCTCTTGCCGGTCTTTGTTTCCTTGATTCCCTCGAGTCCATAGGCCTTGTCAACAATAATACGGTCGTCGGAAATGTCAGCCCACTTCAGCGCCATCAATTCTGCCGGCCTCATTCCAGTCTGCAACATGATCTCCAAAAATGCGGCGTCCTGATAGGCCAAGAATTCGCGCCGTTTTCCAATGCGATCACTAAACCGTGGCGCCCGGAGCAGCTGGCAAATCATTTCCACGGCTTCCAACGGGTAGACCCTGACGGCACGATTGTTCGAAACCTTGGGCTTCTTGATCGCAATCGTCGGGTTCTCTTTAACCCCGGTTGTGCGCTGGCGCATCATTGCTTCCTGAAATATTGAGGACAGTAGGGAAAGAGCCTTGGCAATTGTCGCCGCTCCCACGCCCTTATCCTCTCGCTCCTTCTTCCAGTCAAGAATATCTTCGGTGTCTATCTGCGACAGAGCTCGGTCGCCGAGCTTGTACAGAATGTGATTGTGGAAAACCCGCTTGTCGCGGTCCCAGGTCGCAGCAGCCTTGTACTTCTTGACTTCTGGTGTCCATATATCTACGGCAAATTCCGCCAGCGTGATTGACTCTTGGCCGGCGAATACAGATGGGCGCTCGCCTCGTTCCGCTGATACAAGTACAGCAGCATAGAATGATCGTGCTTTGCTGACATTGGTAAATGTCTTGGATCGATTCTTGCCGCTCTCATCGCTAAATCTTACCCGCCAACGCAGAGATCCAGAGCTGAGCTTGTATTGCTCAATCCCTCTTTCCAATTTTCCGTAATCGGTATTTTTGACCATCATTAGGTTTTAGAACCTAGTAAATGAAGGGGCTGGCACTGACCGACTCCAGGCGGAAATCGTCAAGGCTGGTTCGGTTCTTCTTTGCCATGGACCTATTCGGGCGACGGATACCGCCACCAGTAGAGGAGCGGTCTGGAAGCTTGACCTTTACTCGGCAGCCGTCGCGCCAATCTTCGAAGGCCTTTGAAGAAATGTAGATGGTTCCAGTGCTACCCCCTGGCTGAATGGCCTCGAGAGACCCGGCGCGAACTTCTGAAAGTATGGTTCGATAGGAGATGCCAGAGATGCGCGCCCATTCCTTGGCGTTGCGATGGGTCAATTCATTCTCTGCCTTTTCAGCCTCTCCGATTTCCATAGGGGCATAATAACATATATCGGCATTGATTTCAATTTGAGGCATGGAGCAGCTCGGATTCGAACCGAGGTCTCATGGTCGCGCTTTGGCAGTCACCATGATCGACACCATGTCTGCCCCTATAGGTATAAGCCATTCAGAAATAGTTTTGCTTCTCGCTCTCGGCGGCGCCGTAATCCTTGTTCTGCTGCTGTACCCGGGTTGCGATATAATATGAATGACGCCGCTATTTTCTCAATATCACGGGCCTCAATTGCTCGACCGATTGTCTCAAATCCTGTGACCGGTTTTCCGGTAACTGATCCAACGCCCATATTATAAGCGAATGAAACCAACGCGTCATATCTCTCCTGAGTAAATAGACCATGGAGAATGCCCCCCTTTCTAAATAGCTTGCGAACTGCTGGCTCATACCTATTATTTAGATCTTGGCGCAGAAGAATTCTAGCTTCAATTCTAAGCAACTGACCCGGCTTCTGTTGGTCGTCTATCCAGATGCCCTTGCGGTCAGCATCAGTAGCTGGTCCAAGGTGAAGCAGATGACCATATCCCACTGTCGCATGGCCGAGCGGGTCGTTGTAAACCTTGCCGCCGTTTGGCAATCCTTCGAATTCCTCGATGAAATCAATTCCGCGCATGCTGATTCGCATAACTTGCGGCGTGTCATCTTTTGGTTTTGGTGTTTTTTGCTTCGGCTTGGGCTTCGGCTTAGGCTTCGGATCTTTGAACTTTGGCGGTGGCGGTGGCTGTTCAATGGACGGAGATGAGTTGCGCATGCCCAACTCCTCGAGCTTACGAAGCAGGCGAACAGCGGTGGCCCAATCCTTCTCAGTCCAGCGCTTATTGCGCTTGGCCTTGTTGATTAGTCCATGAACCTTGATCCGCTTTTCATAAATCTGACGGTCATATTTGGCCGGCACTCTGTTTGGCAAATTGACTGGCTTATTTCGAACTCCGTATGTCTTGAGCCGGCGCAGCTTGTTAACCATCTGGCGCCATTGAGCCTGTGTCCAAGTCTTGGAATTTTTCGATCCGACATTTAGCAAATGATCGCGCTGATCTTTTAGCCGTTCGATGATCTTCTTCTGCCGCCGGATGGCAACCTCAAGCTGCTTCTCAGTGTTCGGCCCATAGACACCGTCGCCAACCTGCTTATGTTCTTTTTGAAATCTTTTTAAGGCATGCTCGGTGTCCTTGGTGAACTTGTTTCCAGCCGCTCCCTTATCGCTGCCCTTCAAATACCTGGTGTCGGTATTCGGGGAAATCAACCAATTCAAGGATCCATTCAGCTTCTTGATATCATTTCCAGTATTGCCGCGCTTCAGAACGCGATCGGTAAGGCCGGCAATAGGCGCCTTTCGGATGTTGATGTGATGGCCCTCGGCCGGGTTCCCGGGATAGGTAATGGTCGCGACGATGTCCAACTTGCGCAGCCAAACAATTAATGTCGCTGCATCTGAACAATCAATGCCGGTCTGCCACCAAGCAAGGCGCCGGCCAATGGGTCCAGGATATGCGACGCCATCAGATGCGCGCTCATGTGTGCTCTGCCCTGGAGGGTTGGCCGGGTTATACCCAGGTAATCCATGCGTAAATCCGTAATAGAGTTCAGCCTGACTTGACTTGCTTGATCCCTGTGAGCGGGCATAATCAATCGCATTCTGTGAACGATCCAATGACTGATATGTGACCGGGCAGCCCATGGCCCTGATCTCTTCTAAAATTCTGATCAGTCGAATGTCAGCGGGGCATCCATCAATTAGTCCAAATCGCATACTCCAATTGTCGGCTGGGGCATTAGCGTTTGTGTGTTTCTAGCAATTCACAAATCGGAGCCAGATTTTCTTTGAATCATGTCAATCCTGATCCGGTTATAGGGTATTCTAATCACACCCCTTATTTTCCTCTTCTTTTGTTTTAGCGCGCCCGCATCCGGGGATGTGCCTTGGTTACTGGGTCATTGATTGATGACGCTGTAACCACTTTATATAGGTGCTTTGCCATAGAAACCATGGGGGTTTCCCCATAGGTCTAATCTATGCACCCCCAGACCCTGCATCAGCGGCTTTGAATCGTTATGCATAGGATAGGATCAAACTAATGTCAAAGGCCTTAGAATGGCTTAGAGCGATTATGAGATGGCAGCGGCAGCATTGATTTGTTTTCGCAGCGTGTCCACTTCTTGGCGCAATTCCATGATTTCTAATTTCAATCCTTGATTTTCAATCTGCAAATTGTCGCGGTGTGTCTCGGTTACTTTCAACTGCAATTCGATTGTCACTAAATCGGCCTTGATTTTAGCCAAGTCTATTTGTGATATGACTGATTGATGTACATGTTTTTCTAGAATCCTGACTTCTTTTCTCAATGAAACTAATTTGATTGCTTGCTCCTTGATCAACCCTTCTTGCATCTTCAGCACTGACTCGCTGGCCTTTACTACTGATTCGGTGTGCTTCTGTCCGTGCTTGAGTAGATAAACAAGAAAGCCGAAGAGCGGAACGCTGGTGATTAGGGCAGTCATTATGTCGCTCGAAGGTTCAGGCACGGTTTTTCAATGATGCCTTCGCGCCGGCTCGTTCGCCGTCATCGTGCGTTCAATATGAATGCTATTTGATTTATCCGACAATGATCACATTGAACTTCTTCGCCGCTGCTGGGGCTGATGCAAACTTGACCATGACTCGATCAATGTCTGTGTGGTCAACATCAACATCAAACTTCGCCCATGGCGTCACTGTCTCTACAACATATATTTGAACATCTCTGGTTTGAAATGGATGGAGGGCTTCAAAGTCGGTTGCGGTTGCGTCGCCCTCAATCTCCTGAACCCATATGCGAGCTCCGCCTTTAACCATGTCGGCCCCAGAGCTTCGCAGAGTGGCCATCTGACTTTCTAGCTTGGCAATGCGCCGAGCAAAAATGTCGTTGACGCTTCTATCAATTCTGTTTGGATTTTGATTGAATGCCATGATCTAGGCTTGGAGTTCGAGGTTGACATTGACCCGGCGCGATTCATCTACTGACACTGATTTGCCCCAGATTCTAACGGAACCATCAACACGGCTGCGACTGTTGCGCTGCCACCGGTATCTGCACAAATCGCCAATGTCGTAATCGATGAACGGCAGAAACTGGTGATGATTCTTAATTGAATCGGTAGTGATGGTGTCGGGCGTGGCCGTGTATATCTTCTGCGCATCGCCGCGAATTTGGACATTCTGGTTGGCCCATTGTTCTCTGAGATCAGTTGATGACAGATCAAGATCAACGACCTCTTCATGTATTCCCTTGTCGGCGATATCGGCGGAATCCTGTTCGACGATGGCATACGGGTCAAGTCCTGCCACGGGGTGTATCGCCCTGTTCAAATATCCGATTGTCGATCTGCGCATACTGGTAGAAGTAATGTTGTTGAGGCCACATCCCTTTTCAAAAAAGACATCATTGCTGAGATCTTTCCCGATCACTCCGCCGCTCTGAAAGTCAGCGAGAATCAGGCCGTCTTCGGTCTGCTCCAGGGTGTGCTTGAATTTATATTCAAACCCGGCCAGAGATTCAGACACTGCCAGCTCGTCTAGAACAGCCGCCATAGATTTGAAACCGCCAAGGCCATGGGGCACAGATACGGTTCCGCAATCTTGTCCTTGGTTTCCAATCTCGGCCCGAATCCATATGTTCCCCCAATTCTCCTTGGCATCATTGATCATCTTAAAAATATGCATACCCCTGTCATCTTGGAGCAGCTTCAGTCCTTCTGGCGTTCGCCCCGGATTGGAACCGCTTGAATCATCGGCAATGATCTTTTCCAAGCGCTTAGCGCCTGAAATTACAGATGCCTGAAAGGTCGGGAAATCATTTCCGTCTTCGATCTCTTCAAATTCTATCATGGCCCCAGTAAGAACCGTGGTCCATTTCGGAACCGTGGTCAGCTCGAAGGTTGGCGGAACCAGAACCACATCATCGGGATCCGTAAAATCAAGGTACCCATCTACCCAATGACCGTCTTGATTTTCCCAGCGCGGATTGTAGGCATCAATCTTGATGATCACAAATTCTCGCTCGAGCAATTCGCCGGCGGTTATGCCGAACAAAACACCGCCGAAGCTGGCAGCAGTCAGCTGATTCCGCGCGGCGGTGATTTCGAGGTCACTATAATTGACCTCGCCAAAGGCATCTCCGGTTTGGTAATCGTGCGCCGTGATTCTGTATAGAGATTCATACATCAAATAGCCCCCGGATTAATACCAGGCCGACCTCCACCGGCATATAATTTTTGAAGCAACGTCAGTGTCTGTGGCAGCGGCAGTGATTGTTTGCTCGGCACCCGGGAAAATGGGGAAGAAGTCGGTATTGTCAAGGTCCAGCCAGCCATAACGATTGTGCACGCCGTTCAAAAGAACAGAGCGGGTGCGCGGGTCGGTGTCTATATAGAGAAAGTCATTTTCCGCCCATGTATAATCGCCGGCATTGATCGCGATCTGATGCGCTGAATTTACATCGCTGATGGAGAGGGCGGTGAATGGGCCATATACATAAAACCGTGGCCATGTTGGGGCATTGCCAGCATTGGCCCCGTCCCATGATGTCGGAGTGCCTTCTTCAATATCTTCCTCGAGATCAGGGGGATCTCCGTCGGCATTGCCATTGTGGAATTCGTCGGCGCCATAAATGAATGGATCAGGCGCCATGAATGATATTTGAAAAGATTTCGTGATGTCATCACCAGACGGGATCGGGGTGATGTATTTGGTCAGGCGGGCGTTCTCAATGATCTTGGTCAGGCCGGTTCCCTTTTCCGTCCATTCAATACGGAGATCCCGCTTGAGTCCAATGTTTAAATCCATAATGGATTCAACTGCCTCTTCTCGGGTCAGCGTGTCGGTCTCAATCACATCGACATCCCAGACAATCTGCTGCGGGCCGGCATATACCGATGTCATCACGCCGCCGTCTATGCCGGTCAGACTTGCTGCACCTTCGCTTGATTCAATCTCTCGTGTTGGCAAACGAAGAAAGGCAGTCCAGTTTTCAGCTGTCTTGTCCATGCCAAAGACATATTGAAACGCTCCCCGCCCATCGTTTGCCAGATCTTCGAAAATGACATTGTAGTTGACTTCATCAATTTGGAACACAAAATGATTGTGCCGCCGCGCGCGAAGATTCGCCGGGTTTCAGCATTAGCATCAGAGCAAAGAAAAAGCCCCGGAGTTTTTAGCCCCGGGGCTTTGATTCTCGCTGGGGATGTTCAAGTCCCAGCCCTACAAACTTTTAAACAAACTCGATTGGCTTCGGATTGACAGCTTCTTGAACAAGACAGGGAAGATTGCTGCTCCTCTGCTCGATCCAGAATTTAGCCCAGACCTTATCTCGCAGGCATTCTTGCCATTCGCTTTCAAACTTTTCTAGCTGTGCCGTTATTTGATTAACCCGGCGCTCGCTGTGTTGGCTGAACCGCCCCGGCTTTGCCAGGTCAGCTTTGTATGAATCGAGATCAGCTCGAAGTTGATTCATGTATCGGCCGGCTTCGTCAATTTTGACTTGGCGAATTGCCATGCCCCATTTCTCTTGCTTCTCGGTTCCCTTTAAATCGTGAAGGCCATTCATGCTTCCGCGATCTTTGGCATCTCTGATCTGCTTCTCTCTGGTTTGCTCTACGGTCGCTGTATAGCATTCCGAGCAAACGCGATTGTTGCGATGCCAATCGGCGTTGTGTTCGACTTCGTAAATATTGAAGCCGGGGATTGATCTGGTTTCTGTATGTCCACAAGTGGTGTATGTTATCTGAATCTCCATGATCAGATAATAGGTGAAGAAAAGACGCGCACGGCCTTTCTCTCATATGGATTGAATCGGCCTAGATGTAGTTCATATTCGCCGCGATTCCCCGGACAAAGGAATGTGGCTTGTCTTGTCCTGAAACATTGATTGTCACATTGCGGCGATTGTCATTGGATGTTGGAGAATTTGAACGCACATTGCCCGCGAATTCGCGGAATAGGTTTAGCTGTCCCTCGCTGATTGCTCCGATCTGCTGGCCGGCGTTGCCTGCAGATGATGTCAGCCTGTCTTGATTGGACTGAATCTCACCAGCAACGGCGCGGATTGCTTCTCTCAAGCTTGCGACCTGATCCGCAGGGCGGTTCATTCCTAGACGATTGACCAATGATTGCAGCTTAGAAGAAAGCAGTTCGCCGATCTGGCCGGCAATGGTCTTCTCATCCTTTCCACCAACTCCTATTTCGGCCAGCGACATGTCGGTATAGAGCGAATCAATCTGATTGTCATATGGGGTCTTCGTGACATTGTTCAATTTGCTTGCTGCCTTTTCGTCGCGAATTGATGTCATGGAATTTTTGGCCTCGATGATTGCTGTTTTTATATCAACCAGTGCACCCCGGGCCTCACGGCGTTTGGCGCTGGTGGATGCGACCGTGACAGCACGGGCCAGTAGTCGCTCCTGAAGGCGAAGGTTTTTGAGCACCTTTTTTTGCTCAGCTGCTGTGGTAATTCCACCCGTGGCTGAGTAGCGAGAAGACATCTTAGATCCCCAATCTGCCGCGCCCGATGCTCGAGCTAGCAGACGGTTGACAGCCCGATCCGGGTTGCGACGTCCTCCACCCTTGGCCATCATAGGAACTCCCAACTCCTCAGCTGCCAGCATCAGCTGCTTGAGGCCGTGTTGCTTGTTTTTTCCATTGGTCGGAACAACGCGCTCAGATCCGTCTTCGCCAATGATTGCGAAAGTGGCACGGCTGAATTCACCACCCTGGGCCAATCTAGGAATCAGTGGAATATCGGGGGTGCCTATTGTTCCACCGCCTATGCCTGCAACCTCAGGGATTTTCAGCTCGATTCCATTATATTTTTCTAGGAAATTATTGATGATATCAATGGCGCCGTTAATAGCTCCCTTGAATGCTCCCTTGAGGGCACTAGCCAGACCGCCTCCCAGGCTCTTGAAGGCACTAACAATCCGGCCGGGAATGGATTTGAAGAAATCAATGATGTCGTTCCAGCGTGTAATGATGAACGGGATCGGCCCGAGCAGACCCTTCTTGGCCATGTCTCCAGCAAATCGGGCTGCCTTGCTGACAAAATCCTTGATGCCGTTCCAAATTGACTGACCCATCTGGCTGAGTTTCTTCCAATTCGCGATGATGAACGGGATCGGGCCAAGAAGTCCAATTTTTGCTGCCTTGCCGGCCAATTTGGCGGCCTTACCAATCAGGTTCTTGATTCCGCCCCAGACATTAATGGCCATCTTTTTCAGCCACTTCCAGCTGATGCCAAGGTTCTTGACAATCATGTCCCAGTTTTTGTACACCAGGTAGCCAATCGCAACAAGAGCCATGATGGCAATTCCTATTGGTCCGAAAGCCAGAGTAGAGGCAATGCGGGTTGCCATGAATGATGCTCGCAGAAGTTTGAGTATGCTGATGAATTTTCCAATGGCGCTAGCAAATGCCATGATTTTCGGCAACAACAAGAACATTCCCCCAAGGCCAACGATCATTGCTTGAACTGGGGCCGGCATTGCTAGGAATGCCTTGAGAACTGTGAATAATGCTTTGGCCGCCATCTTCACATATGGCACCATCTGTTTGATGAATTTTCCAATATCCTTCATGGTCTTGACAAAGTCGCCGCCGGTTCCTGTTCCTGCCTTGATTTCATCGAAGAATTTAGTGATGGCATCGTCAGCTTGAGATGCCCAGTTTTTTAGAGCCGGGGTCAAGATCGGCGACAGAGCTTCACCCAATTGAATCAGGGCATTCTCTCCGGTATTGGCCATCTGTTCGAATGCTCCCTGCAGTCCCTTGTTCTGCGCCTTGGCCATGTTCGCTGCCTGTCCCGAAGCCGTGACTTTAGTTTTGAGATCGTCAAATTCCTTGCCGCTCGATTTCAAAAGAATGTTGGCAGCGCGCAAGCCGTCAGTTCCAAAAATGTCTTTCATCACTCCTGAGCGGGCTTCATCGGTCATGCCTTGCGTCTTGGATCGCAGATCATCAAGAACGTCGGTGTAGTCGCGCATCTTTCCTTCGCTGTCGAATACTGAAACGCCGATCTCCTTCAGAGATTTTGAGGCAAGGGCACTGGGTGCAGATAGGGCCAGCAGCATTGCCTTGAGCGAGGTACCGGCGTCCTGTCCTTTCAGTCCTGATTTGGCCATCATTGCCAATGATGTCGTGGTATCAGCAAGGTTGACGCCCATAGTGGAGGCAATGGTTGCCACCGATTTCAAGCCATATGCATAGTCAATCAAATTACCAGAAGATGCATTAGCGGCGCCGGCCAAAGTGTCGGCCACTACGATGGCCTCTGATCCTTCAAGACTGAAAGCGTTTAGGGCATCACCGGTGATCACAGCGGCTTCAGCATTGGAGGTCTGAGCGGCGGCGGCCAAGACCATGGTTCCCTTGGATGCAGTCATTGTTTGATTGACTGACAAACCGGCCTTGGTCAGCTCGAGCATAGCTTCTGATGCATCGCGGGCTGAAGCGCCCGGAATGTCAACATCGGCGCCGAGCTCCTTTGCTCGGGTTCCAAGCTTTGCCATTTGTCCGCCGGTAGCCTTGGCGGCCACCTGCAGGGTGTTCATGTTAGCTTCGTATTGAGCGAATGGATCCAGGGCACGCTTGGCCGCATAGCCAGCAATGCCAATACCAAGTGATGCTTTCATGGCCATTCGGCCGGTTCCAGCAATGGCGGCGCTGGTTGCGGTTGAGGCTCGTGACAGCCCAGCCATGGCCTTTTGTGACCTTGCGCTTATTGCCGAAAGCGATGTTCCAGCAGCTGCGGCCCCGGCGCCCATAAACTGACCGCTAGAATTTCTGACCCTTAAAGCAGCGGCTCGAGACTGGGCGACCGAGGTCTTCTTTATCTCGCTTCGAATAACCTTTTCGGACTCCTTGATGTTTTTCTCTTTGCGCTCGGCATCAGCAGAAATCTCCTTGGCTGATATCCCTGACTTGTCCGCTGCCTTATCATAGGCGCGGTTGGTCTCTTTTAGGCTGCCTTCATTGCGTTCTAGAGAGGCATCAACCTTTTTAAGAGAAGCAGAAATCTTGTCTTCGCCCTTCTCCATGTCGCGGGCCATATCGCGGGAGGTTTCATCAACCACCTTAGCCAAGTCATCAAAGTCCTTTTTGGCAACTTTGATATCTGCGTCGTTATAGTCAAATTTGATTTTGGCGCGCAGCTCGCCAATATCCAGTCCTGAATCGTATCCGCTCACCCTCTAAGAATGCGCCCGCGCCCGATATATTGCTGAGATATTGCTGACGTCAGTCAGGAACTTATTTTGATATTCTTTGCCCGCTGCATTCCTGACTTCAAGCGGGCTATCTTTCCCGCATCAACCTTCTTGTTCTTGTCCATACTCCTCAACTCCTCAGGAAGGAATATGCGCTGCGGCGGTGGATCCCCACCAGCCAACGCAATCCGTTGACTTATTTGGATTTCTCTCTGGCTCAGCGCGCGCATATGTAAAGTCATCATGGAAAGAACCGGCATGCGCTGGAACAGATCCTTCTTTGATACTCCTGACACGCCAAATTCTGCATTCAACGTCTCAAATAATATTCGGCTTTTGGCCTCTTCCCAGGGTAGCCCCCCGGTGATCAAGTTCATTACATCAAATTCATCTTCATCGGTTGCGGTTATTTCTTGGCCGCCGCCAACGATTTTCCCACGCCACCGATCAACTGTTGCATTGCTTTTGCGACGGTCAGGAGCCCTGTGGTGGCTCTTTGTCCCAGCTCCTCCATGGTCAATTCATTCTGATTCTTTGCGTCCTTTAGGACGGCGCTGAGCGTTCCGCTATCAACGGCCTTGGCAATGAGCTTCGGCGGGATTGACTGGAGCAATGCCAATGTCTTCATGTCTGCATAGCATTCATTAAGAAGTCCGGGAACCAATCTGATGATCACCGGCAAAGCTTCCGCCATTGGATCATCTACTTGCTCTGTGTTTTGCACTTGAAGAGTCTCGCCGCCTTCAAAGAATTCCGCCCCCTCAACGCCGAACTGTGTTGACAGAAATTCTTTAGATGTATCACCCATTCGCTGATAGGCATCACCAGTGATGGCAATCTCAGAAGTCCGCTGTCCTAGCGTCAGCAATTCCATTAGGCCATTATCAGCATCAGCCAAGAACTGCATCATATTGTTAAACGGTTTTGAATACGCATGGAATACATCTGCGCTGACATTCGGGATCTCGTCCATGTTGAATCCCTTTAGAAGCAAATCAACCGGAGAGCCTCCTTCTTCTAGCGCCTCAGCGCTGGTTTCATCAACTGCTTGAACCTCAGCGTCGATTGCGTTTTTATCAATGTCAATGTGTGAATTCTCTTTAACTGAATCGGCCATGAAATAATCATGGCCGCCAGCACTGCGTTTGTGTGATTCTTGCTATACCTCAATCAGAACCTCCTTTTGCCACCCAGCGCGGTTCTTGGATATCATGTCACGCATGTTCGCTTTCTGTGAACCGGCGGCAAGGTGATCCGGGTTGCAGCAAATGCGATTGTCACACATGTGCATGATAACCTGCTCAGGGTTGATGGCTCCGTTTTTTATGGCATATGTCAAGCGATGAACGCGGAACACTTTATGGTCGATCTTGACATATCCATAGCCGGCTGAATTCTTGGCGCCTTGCCATTCGTGACATCCTGTTTCGTGGTTTATAGAGATATTTAATAGACCGGGGTGAGATGAAAACTTCTTTTTGATCTCCTTTCCAATCTTAATCGTGGTTGATTTCATATGGTAAATGTGCCACAACTTTTTCGGAGCACGATATTTTGTGCATAAAGAAACGCACATATGTTCATGTACAAGAAAACCCGGCGGGTGCCGGGCTCTCTTGATGGGATTCGTTGCACCTTGCGGTGCTGTTTCCTATCCTTTCAGCAATCGCGTTAAACGATTGTTTCCAGATAAGCTTTTGGTCTTGACCTAGTAAGCGTCGTCGTGCGGCAGATCGGCAGTCAGAGTCAGTGCTTCAACGGTTCCGTCCGCGCTCTTCCTTGGCATTACCTTATACGCTAGGACGGTTTCGCCATCGGCGCTAAACGCAATGTCATCCTCAAAGGAGACAATTGAGTTTGGCATGCTCAGCTTGATGCTGCGCAAGTTGGCGGCTGATCCATAGCTGAATGCAATTTCAAGCTCAGTTTCGAAAATATCCGAAACCGGACTTGATCCAGTCGATGGGGTCGCGGTTCCGTACCGGGCTTTGTTGAACAGAGCCAGTCCGTCAGCGTCAAGAACACATGCCCCGTCGCCCTCAAGGCCGGAGTCATCTGAATTGAATTTAGTCGAATGTGCATTGATGCCAGTGGCAAAAACCTGCTCGAGTCCAGAAGAAACTTCCAGGCTGAAAGCAGTGGCGCCGGTCAGCGTTGTTGAATCAACAACAAAGTTGGCGACACCATCGGCCCATGTCAACGGATCAGAAACATCTGAGTCAGTGACATCTGGAGCAACATCAATGGTTTCGGTCGTAGAGGCAAATCCGTTGATCTCTATGATCACCGGCTCATCCGCATCAACATTGCTGTCAAGCTTCCAGCTAGTAATGAACGCGTCTTCAATCTTGCGCCATACTTTCTGCGAACCAGATCCTATCGTCTCCCATATGGTCAGGGGGACAAACTCAGATCCAGCAGAAGTGGTCGTGTGAACACTGATGCCGTCGCCGTTCGCAACGCCAGCGGCGCTGTTTCCGTAGTAGGCAGCTCCCAGCAATGCGAACATTTCTGGGGTCGCGGTGACCTTGTAGCTGAATTCAGCGCTGATGCGCTTCTTCCATAGGAACTCGCGGCTGTATCTAGATCCGTCAGGGATCTTGATCTTGCCGGTTTCCTGCGTGCTCTTTATTCCGCCTTCCATACGCTGAACAACGGTCCGCGCGTCAGTGGCCGGGGAGCCAACAGCGGTCTGCTTGGCAAAATAGACATTGCCTTGTCCTGTTCTGATTGTGCTGACCATGATTAGCTAACCTCTCCTATATCGGCGCCTTGCTTGGTGGCCGGCTTTACGGCTGGCGAAGAAGCAAGGACAGCGCATTTTTCCAGCTCATTTGCGATATTAGAACCGCTATGAACTGCGATCTCGTCACCGGCTGACACGTTCATAACAACGGTCGCGGATGCTAGATCATCTTTCAATTTGTAAATTTTCGTTTGTGCACTCACCCCCTAAAAATGCCAGCGGCAGCCGGCGTTTGCCAGTGTTTCGCATGCCGTGACTATCAGATCAAATCGGCCCTGTGGGCCTGACACCTGAAAGCAAAGGTGTATGTGAACGCATCGCCCGGATAAAGGTGATCAATTCTGCTGATTTCTTGGGCGATTTCCAGGTAGCCGATGTTTGCGCCGCCGATGTCACGGTATCCGTTGGCAGTAATTACATCACCAATTCCCAATGATTCAACGATGTCTGTATATACATCAATCGCGGATTCAGAATCAGGATCCGTGCTTTCTCGAATATCAATGCGAATCAAGGGCTTGTAAATGTGGCCGGTAAACATTCCGGGCGCAGATCCGCCGGCTAGGGTAATACTGGTGACCGTCTCAACCGCTGGTCCGACTTCGCTTGGAGTAGGAACCTCTCGGTTTTCTACAAAACAAACTCGCGTCGAATCCACAGCGCCTCGAGGTTCAAAGACTCCGTCGGTGATTAGCTGTTTGGCTATGGCTGCCGGGATAAATTTCATCGTCTCGGAACCCTCTTGGCCAAATCACCCTTCACTGATTTCTTGATATGTCCAGCAATGACCTTGCCAATGACATTCTCGTTGGCATCAAGAACCTGCTGCAAAAACTTTGGCCGGGCGTCGGGGTGCGTGTAGTTCAGCGGATTCCCATAATTGCCGTTCCGATAGTAGATACCTTCATGCTGATAGGCAGCATAGATGATGTCAAACCGGATCCATGATTTGACTGAGTCTCCATCAATCTCAACCTTCGATGCCATGGAATCGCGAAGATGGCCATCTTTCTTTGGCGCCATCTTCATTGCTGCATTGGACATGGCGTCAATGACATCCAGCATGCCGGTTTCGGTTCCCTCAATAACTGCTTTCGATACTTCTTTTTCACCTAGAGAAATGAAATCGATTTTTGTTTGGATAGCCATGAGTCAATAATGCAGGCGCGCGCGGGGATTCGCCGGGTTTAAGCTCAGTCAAAATTGAGGATCAAGAGATCAAGCAATTCGTTCTTCTCAACAAACGGCATTAATACATGGCCACAATTAGGATGATAGGGAGGATACTGAGTCAAAGCCTGATATTTTGTAGAGGTGCCAGAGATCGAATAGATCTTTCCTTGGAATTCCTTACATAGATCACAGCAATCAACGGTCGTGTCAATCTCAACCAGATCGCCACCGGAGGCCTTGATCTGCTCAATAGTTCCGATAGTCATTGCCTCCCTGGTGATCGTCCTTGCAACCATTTCTGAATATTTGCGCAACTCATATTTGCGCCCGGATAGTTCAACCCATTTGACCTTGCCGTCAGTCATGATCAGATTGGCATCATCAAGTGCTGCTCTAAGTCGCGGAGCTAACTTTTGCGCGGCTTCTTTGTTCTCAACGATGGCACGAACTTCTGGCAATTGAATTGCTCTGACCGCGTCATCATGGCGCCGGCCGATCGTTTTGGAAATTTCAGATATCCGGTTGTTCAGATTGTTCTCCATCTGCTCCATGATTAGGCGCTGTTTCGGGGATATCTCCATTGTCAGGCGCTGGGCTGCGCCCTTGGTTGTGCTGTATCGTGTGGCATCATTTATCTGTTTGGCAGTTGGAAGCTTTGCGGTCGTCTTTGGGGCTGCACTTTTAGCCTTGTTGGCGGCTTCCTTAGCCTTGTTGGCGGCTTCCTTAGCCTTGTTGGCGGCTGTTTTATTGGTGCCGGTCGCCTTGCCCTTAGAAGCAGTTTGCCTAGCTGTACCGGGCTTAGATTTAGCAGATGTTTTTGCCGCTGAACCCCTGGGCTTGGGCGTTCTGGGCTTTGGGACATTGGTTCTCTTTGGTTTCTTGGGCTTTAGCTTCTCCTCTATTACTTCCGGGCTAGGAATGTCAGCCTTCTTGATCCCTTTAGGCAGATCTAGTTTGCCGGCCCGGGCTTCATTCGCAACCTGTAGGGCATCCCGAAATTGCTTTTGCTTCACATATGTGCTGCCATTGTTAAAAAGATTGCGAACCACCTGCTGATTCAATGCCTTCATCTTGGTTTCAAATCGAGCCAGTGCGCGTTTTACATTGCGCTGAATCGATGTTGCTTCTGCTGGTGTAGCGGTGGCGATCTTAGCGGTCTGCTTGTCTAGGTATTTCTGCAAGGCAATATATGGCTCTTGAAGCTTCTCCTCATATTGTCCAAGAAGTTTGTTAATTGCCTTTCTATCAACAGCCTGCTGTTGTTTAGAGTTCAGACCAGCCATGATCAAGCCCTCTCGAACTCGATCACCTGCCAGCGGTCACCAGTTGCGCTGTCCATATGGGGCTCAACGGAATTGACCTTGATCTCTTCGGTCTGCCCATCAATGACCAGCTCGATAAGATCACGATTAGATATAGGAATGAACGGCGTCTTGATCCGGCGTATTTTGGCTGTGTTCATTTTTTCATTGGATCCCATGCTGCGAACAGTCGCATCCTTCAACACTTCTACACCGGTTGATCCAGTCCAGACAATCTCAGATGCGGCAGCAGTTCCGACTCCGGTTCCGGTTTCGTGTTTGCTCATACTGTCGGCACCTATTCCTGGGCGGGTGATCTTGATCATGGCCGCGTTTGTAGATGCCAATGAGCTCATGTTTAGAAGCCTCCTACTTGAAGACTTCCAATGCCGGTTTCAGATGTGCCGATAACACCAATCACCGCTTCGATCCCAGACTGATTCAGCCAATACCTTCCAGACGGTGAGAACTTAGCTCGAGCTCGCTTCCGCGCTGATCCGTCTGCTCCTCTTACATCTTCAAGCTCATCTCGGATTTGGAAAGAATGACCCATGATATTCATTTCCCTGCGATATACCGCTTGCTCTGAAGTAGCACGGAGAAGGCAAATGATCTGATGGTCTGTCCATTCAGTGTCAGTCGGGTCTAGCTTGAGGCCGGTGGTGACACTGATCTTCCCATCAACCATTGTGTCAACATCAAATGACGCCGCGCGAAGGTCAGCTTCTGACAAAACATCTATGTTCGGGTAACGGTCTTGGATGTATTCGTTCGCGTCTTCCAGATTTGCATAATCGGCCATAGCTCAATAATGCAGGCGCGCGCGGTCATTCGCTCGTTTCTTGCTTTTGTGATCCATATGTAAAAGGACAAAGGAAAGGGCCCCAATTTCTCGGGGCCCTTTCTCAGTTGATTGATAGCTCTAGGAGCGACTCGAGGATTAGGCCTCGATGTTGTCGTATCCTGCGGGAGCTGCACCGGTTCCGCGTGTAATGACGCAGATCTGGCTGGCATACTTGAACCACTCGGTTCCGTATTGCTCGTAGGTGACGATCTTTCCGCCCATCTCGGAGGTGCTCCAAACAACAGCACCGTCCGTGTTGGTCAGGATTCCGTTTCCAACGCTAACATCTAGGCTGCCTTCAATCAGCGCCTCGAAGTTATTGGCGAAGTGAGCGACAACAGCGATGACTCGCTTGCCGGTATCGGTGACAACATCGTTGGCAGCGACAATCTGTGCCAGGGTGAAGTCAGTTGCACTGACCAGACCATGAGCATTCGAAGTGAACTGATCGGCAGCAACCTCAGCCTTGTTCAGTTCGTCGATCAGCTCGAAGTCGTCAGGGACAATCAAACCGTCAGCTCTGTTCGAGCCGTTGGATGCCTGAGCGATGCTCCTCTTTGCCAGGGCAACAGCCTTGGCAAAAGTGTTGACGCCAGTCATGTCCTCAATGGCAATCTGCGGGATTGAATCATCAACTACCTTCGCGGCAATTGTGTCTGCAACATGCGTGACAACCGGAGTCTCGCGGACGAATCCGTTATCAAGACCGGAGAACCCTTCATTCCAGCTCTTCTCGAAGCTGTCAACAGTCTGCCTGTTGACAACAGCCTCAAGGTCTCCCTGTGCCAGACGGGCACGGAAGTCTTCAGTCTGCTTCTTGCTCCAGGCAATCTGCGCGGAGATGGAACCAACTGCAACAGTCCGCTCGGCGGTGTTGGCGGTTCCTACAGCGTGCTTGCTGAAGTCAGTCTTGGTGGACGGGTTGATGTCCGTGTCATAAATGGCAAGCCTGCGCTCGCGATCGATGGGCTTCACCAAGTTGATTTGGGCACCGAGTGCACTGGAAACAGCCAACAGGCCATTCTGGGTTGCAAAGGTGTTCGAATAAATTTCAGGAATGTCGACGGTGTTGAGGGTGTTTCCACCTTTAGCTGCAGCGCCGGAATTCAGGATGTCATTTGTATTTTGGGGCATGTTGTAAAAATGCCAGCGGCAGCCGGCGTTTGCCAGTGTTTCGCATACCCCGAAAATGAAACGGTAACAGAAAAGAGATCAGCCCCCAGAGCAATCCAAACCAAGGGGGCTGACTAATTCCCGCCCTTACCGTCGTAAGCTTCTCTATCGCTTGTCATCAACTAAGCAACATTCTTGGTTTGGATTGCTCTGGGGGCTGATTATCTTGCCCTATGTTTTGAGTCTTAGAAGCTTTGCGACAGCCCCTGAGCCTGCTTCTCTGTATCAGTCTTGGCCTCTGAACCAGATCCGGGGCCGCCTTGAACGCCAAGCTGTGTGCGTGGCTTAGGTTTACCCTCTCCATCAGTTGATGCCAGATATGGCTTTTGCTCTAGAAGTTCGGCAATATCGGTTTCTATATCGGCGGAATCCTGTGACAGATACTTGGTCGCGTCGTCAGGGTCATTGAATCCTGCCGCACTGGCTGCACGATAGACCTTATTCTTGAAGACCTCAGCAGCTGCGGCGCTTTGCGCTTCTTCTGCCGTCTTCTGCGCGGTGGCCAATGCTTCTGCCTGCTTCTGCTCATCTGACTTCTTGGCTTCCTCTCGGGCTGTCTCTGCCTCCTCATACTCAGCAACCTTGGCCGCTAGTGATTCAGCGTCCTTGGCTTTAGCCTGTGCCTCTGCCAACTGCTTTGCCAAATCTGCCGGGTCCACGGTTACAACTTTGGTACCGTCGCCTTTGCCATCTTCGCCGACATGACCGGCAGCATTCTCTGGTCCGGTTGAACTGTCGTTATTTTCCACCTTTCCGGTGCTGTCATCTTTTGTGTCGTTTTCTTTAGTCATTGTTTTTTGTGATTAGTTGGTGATCTTTGCTAGGACATCATTGATGTCCATGACAATCAAAATCTCTTCGTTCCAGCGGATCTTAGCTCCGCCCCATTTGACAAATATAATCCTGTCTCCCTTATCAATGCCCTTCTTCCAGCACTCCGGGCCGGCGGTAAGGACTATTCCCTTGTGCGGAATCTCCTTGGCCTGATCGGGAAGGAATAGCCCGCTTTCTCTCACGCTTTCTTCTTCCTCTATGCGCACAACAATACGGTCAGTGATTGCGATCAGGTCAGTGTCTAATTCTTTTTTAGTTTGAATCTCCATGTTTATATGGTGCCACCGGGCACAGCTTTATGGTTCTTTTTCAAATCATGGATAATGGACCGAGAGGGAGTCGAACCCTCGCCTCCGCGTTGCAAACGCGGTGCTCTTCCATTTGAGCTACCAGCCCTGATTGCCGGCTAGGCGGTGGCGGCGTCTATGCCATCAAGCTCGGCGCCGAGGTCATCCTCAAAAGAATCAGTGTCCACTCCCAGATCAATCACGCTGACGGCGTCAAGCTTTTCAACGGCCTTAGCATCATCAATTCTTTCAGCCTCAATAGTAATTTCTTCATCACTCCACATCGGGTTAATTTCTTTCAGCGAAGATTCAAGTGATATCAAACCGGCGACATACTGTGACTGCACCCGCTCCATTTTTTCAGACTGCGTTTCTGGGAATCCCTCTCTAATGTCAACGCTGATCGCCGGGTCAAGGCCTTCGGTTGGAGATACAAGGCCCCGAGCAATATCAAGCTCAACGATTGCGGTCATGATTTCTGACAATGTTGATTCCCATGCACGCGCCTTGACGCCTACATTCGCCAGCGTGTTTGCCATTTGTAGCTCACGGGCCTTGCCTGATTCTGGGAATGTGCCATCAACAGATCGGCCAAGGGCCTGAGGCGCGATCCCAGCGGCTTCCAGGGCGGTATTGATGTCATTGCCTTTGTGGGTTTCGAATTCCTCTAATCCGGGCTCAGGCCAAGTGATTTCTAGAAGGTCTCTGCCGGCGTTGGTAGCGCCGGAGGTTTGAGATGCAGAGACAACGCGCGGGCCATTGGGGACATGCAAAGTCTTTCTGTTTTCCGTTACCTTGCCATCAGTGCCAACAGTCTTCTGTGATTGCATCAATTCTTCGCTGGCGTATATGACGGGAGCCGATACCCTGACCCGGTCCTGAAGCATGGTTGCGCTTTCGTTGATATTCAGCAACAGATCTTCAAGGCCGGCCAAACCGCTCGTGCCAAAGCTGCCTTCTTTGATTTGATTCTGCGGAAGGAAAACGATCAAAGGATGATCAACGCCAGTCTCTGTCTCTCTCTGTATCCCAGATGTCACATCCAGCTCCGAAAGATCAACCTCTTTGCCGATGTTTTCTGAGTCTCCACGGAAAAGAAGATTGGTGGTCTTGCCTATCTCGAGTATTTCAAAGTGCGTGAAGAATGTTCCGTTCCCCTTGATGATGAACTGCCCTGGTGCTCGTTGTGATCCCTTGGTTCCTTCCGCCTTTGTTCGGTCATAGTGCTTGATGACAATTGCAGCAACCAGCTCATCACCTGAGAAATAGGGAATGACATTCTGAAACTTGATCAGCTCAAGGTTGGCGCCGTAGCGGCGGCCTTTCGGGGATTCGGGATTGTCTAGTACTCGCAGATAGCACGATCCCAGTCGTTCCTGAAGCTCAGCACCGCGTAGAAACTTATCATTGAAGCCATGTGCCTTGATCTTTTTAGAATTCCACGCCTGAATCTCGGGGTCTGCCGATGTATATATGGGAGCCTGAGAGAAAAGTAGTGATGCTGATGCTTTGCATATCTGTCCAGCAACCGGAATGCTGACATATTTATTGAGGTCCTCAGTGCCTAGCTTGCCTTCGATGCCCGCTTGACGGCGGCTCCATTCCCCACCTTCATCAATGGCGATCTCGTCGTATTTGTCAGCTACCTTCCATGCTTCTGACAGTTCCTTTGAGATGGGGTCAATCGGAATGTTCCCGTCTTCTATCCCCTGATTTATCATCTTTGCGTCGAACACATTCCAATTGTGCAGGCGCGCGCGGGGATTAGCGCGGATCTAGCATGGGTCTTTCGTTGTCCTAGGGAATCAGAGGGCCGGCGGCTAGGTAATCCGAGCGGCGGCCGATAGCATTACACGGTTATGCTAACCGGCGCATACTGCGTCGGTGCTGGCGCATACTAATCTAAAACCTACTATTTCACCGCCGAACGCTGACAACAACCTGGTGCCGCCGAACGCTGCCCCTCCCGTTTTTCAGCCGCTTACCCTACCGTTTCGCAGGTTGGTTTGTAGCCGCTGTCACAGCCTTTCGGATTTTGCAATACAGAAAATGCCCCAGATCAACCGCGCAGACGATAAGAACAATGATCAAAGCGGGGATCATGGGGTTCATCAATGGGTGAATCATGATTGCTCTTTCTTTTCTTGTTCCTCTACTACGTGCAGGACCGAAGAGGCAATCCCTCCCGCAGACCACCCCAGTTTAATACCTCTGATAATCGCTTGTTCTACAAGTTCTCTGGTTGTATCTGTCCAGCGGCTACTCATCGCCCCGCCTCCCCAGCTTCTCTAGTTCTGCGATTATGCGATCAGCCTCCTCGCTCCAGGCATAAAAATTGCCATCTGACTTGGCTCTTTTTGCTGCTAAGTCGGCGGCGCCTGGGTCTTTAGCCCATGCTATTGGTTTGACTAATAACAAGGCGGCGGCGTTGGCAAATGAGCGGGCGGCGGCGTTGGCGGCTAACGCCGGCGCGCCTGAGTATTCGGCGGCTAAATAGCCTGCTGGACGCCATGCTGAGAGGGCAGCTGAGTTGGCTGCTGAGTTGGCAGAGGACGCTGGTGTGTCTAAAACGAGACCCCCACTGTAGGCCGAGAATGCCAAGGTCGTGTCGTTGGCGGCTAATCTGGCGGCATAATTAGCCCTTAATAGTTCATCTTCTGTACCGCTCTCAATGGCCTCGATGGTTTGCTCAATAGCATCAACTACTTGCTGCCGGTATTCATGGTCCCATACTGAAGAAATTCTCAAACACTCTCTGAGCCGCAGTATGGCAAGCCTATCTTTCAGCCCGTCAAAGTCGGCCCCGGGCTGGATTGCTGATAGAAACCTTTCCTGCCAGAGCTTGGCTTGATCATTAGGTAAATTCGAAAACACCCTATCTTCTAAGTGAGCCAGCCATTCCGGGATTCCGAACAGTTCCGGGTACTGATCATGGCCTCCGTCAAGGCCGTGGGTCAGACAGCCGACAGCGCTGCCCTTTCCACCTTGCCAATAGTGCCCCTTGATAATCGTATCTGCGATCCGATGCTGCTTCATCTGCGCAATTGTTTGCGCCTTGAGCTCAGGATCTCCATGATATGCGATTAGTTTTGTATCACTCATCGCGGGCCTCCGATGCTCGGGCGTCCCTGATTTCTTCGCGTACCGTCACCGCGACCAGATAGGCGCAGTAGACCGATCCGCCTATTAACCAGCCGGCGATAAACAGCAGCATTCCTCCGATCAGGACGGTGCTGATAATTAACAACCCCCATGTGCAGAACTCAATCATCGTCTCCATCATCGCCCCGCCTCATCTCGCCACTCGGCCTTGATAGCGTTTCTTGCATCTTGGTCTAGCTGCTCTATCATTAAATCGTACAGCTGATCCGTGCTGAGATTATCCAGTGCTTCCTCTTTTTTACTAATATCCTTTATGTTTTCAAGCATATCGGTGATAGGGTGATTGCCTGACTTTTTCAGCGCCTCATATTCTGCCTCAGCAATAGCTTCCCGCTCTGCCTCTTTGAAAGTCCTGGCATGTATCATCGCCCCGCCTCCACGCCTACAGTCTCACCAGCGGCATATTCCCAGTCGTATGAAAGCAAATAATTGATGATGCTTTTCTTGATCTCTCTGATTGGCGCATCATATAGATCAACATAATATCGATCTTCGATCAGCGCGATCATTCGGCGTCCCCGGTCGCTGAGGAACGGAGACCATGACCGATAGATATATCCGACAATGCGCGGCGAATCTGCATATTGCTCCAGCAATTTCTTAACGGCATTGTCGATTGGCACCTCGGCAATTCGTTCAAGCTTTCGCATCTTTACGGCGGCGGCGATAGCATTGTTTATTTCTTCATCTATTTCTATTGGTTTATTTATCGAATCCATAGCCATATTATAGACATGTATTCGGCGCGCATGGTCTTTCTATTACTCGGGTCAATGGCTAAAGTTCCGGAACCAATCCAGTCGCTGTCCGTTGACAGAACAAAGCAATGCATCAAACTCATGCTGTTCATTTTTTTTGTCCTTCAGTATCCCTGAAGGAATCTCGCTGGTCTTAGCCGATCGCATCTGAACCGCGAGGTCCTTGCACTTATCAGGATCAATGGCCAGGAACAGCTGCATCTGCCCAATATCAAAATCATACTTCTGGCATTGCTCAGATGTATGAGTGATCAGATACATCAAGAAGTCCCTGTTCGGCCTTTTAGTTGTTCCAAAGGGAACCGGCCATGGGCGCATCTCCCGGCCATACTTGTCAGCCCATTGACGATTGACATGGTCTCCCGATCCGCCCGGGTCATAAAACTCTTTATCCAAATAATCAGAATAGCTCTTGGCCTTGGCATAGATCATGTCAACCTGATTAGTGGGGGCACCCGTGGTGCTGGTTCCTGATTCGGGGATATGGATTCCGTTATTGGCCAAGGTCCTATTGACAACCCAGCCGGTGCCGCCACCGCCCCAGTCAATGCCCACCGATACAAGGCCACCGAATGCCACCTGTTCCCTGATCCGCCGGCCTAGTTCAAAGACGATCTCGAGTGCTTCCAGATCAAACACAGCGCCCTCAGGATCTTCAAGAAACATGTGCTCAGGAAATTCCGGGAATTCCCGCATCAGCCGAAGATTGCTGCCGCCGTTCTTTGCCAGCTGTATTTTCTCGAATCCTTTATAGTTGAACCATGGGTGTTGAGATCGTGGCATAAAGATCGCGTCTGTGTTGGTGTCCTCACCCTTGTGAGCTGCCCAGAACTTCTTCGAAAACAGTTCCCCCTTGCCGGTCTCCCCATTCCCAGTGCTAATGATCATCAGCTTCCCGCCACCCGCTGTCGTCGGCTCAAGCGCGGCCAAGAGCTCTTCGGGGCTGGTAGAGCCGAACAGCCTTGCCGCTTCGTCTGAGACCGCTATAGAGGCCGTCATGCCACGAACCTGTTCCCCTGGGGGATAGGCGAGAATGCGAACGCCCCGGCCGGGAATGCTGATTTCCTTGGTGCTGTTCTTACCATCTAGCTGATGAATCTTGATCCATGGCGCCTTCTTGCTGATGTATTGGTCAATGGTCCGGATCAGCTCTAAAATGTCTGAGGAGTTATCAAAGCGGTTGGAGATATAAATCAGATTGGTGTTGATCGCTCCTGCTTTGAAATTAGCGGCCCAATAGAAGAGATGGGCTAGAAGGGTCGTTGCTCCGAACCGCCTTGTCTTTCCTACAATAATGTCGCGGTTTGAGCTGTATGCCGGAATGATTAGATCACGCTGAGCCGGCCACAGATCGAGCGGCATTGCTTGCCCGCCCTTAGCGGTGACCGCGCTGCCATAGTTATCAACAAAATATAGAAAACCTGTATCAGGATCAGACAGCTTGTAAAGCTCATCCTCGGTAAATAAGTCATAATAGATATGCTTAGTAGAATTAAAGATCAGATCGATCTCGGCCGCCGGCATCTTCAAGATTCGATTGCATGGCCATTCCGTTTCTTTGACCGAATGATTATCACTGCTTGCGTGGATCGTGTTCATACCCATATCAGAGATGTTGCCAGCGGGCGCGGCTATTCTGGTGGATCTCGCGGGGTAGTCATTGCATAGCCCGTCAGCCTGTGCCTTTCAGCTACTATGCAATGTTTTGCTTCTCTTGGTCTGCTAGGTCATCAGCATTATCAACGGCCTTAGAATCGCTCTCAGCGCTCCCCTTCTCACTGCTCCCCTTCTCAGCGCTCCCCTTCTCAGCGCTCCCCTTCTCACTGCCATTATCTATCTCCCGCCCCATAGCATCAACCTCTACCGCTTCCGCCTCTATGGTCAACACTCTGGCCTTTTCTATCTCGTCCCGTGCTTTGATCAATTCAGCCGGATCATATTTGTCCGCCAGCTGCGATCGCTGATCGGTGATGCTGATCTCCTGTTTGTGGTGTCCCATTATCATTGATTGTTCATGGATCAGTTTTTGCATCAATCCATAATTGGCGTCACGCATGGATTGCTCAATCGCAAATTCAAGCCGAGCAATATTGACATCCTTTATCACTAGCCCATGGTCTCCCTTGTTTTGTTCCTCTATTTTCCTATAGGCTTTCGCCATGTAGTTATCTCCCATTCTATCGCTTATTCCCCACTTGGAGATCATGGCGTCCATCATCTCCCCCCTGTTCCATCCACTCCGCTTCATCTCAACAAGATTGCGCACCCTGGCCTCAACCATTTCCTGTCCCGTTCTTACTCCCTTTTTTGGCTGTGCCAAATTGCAATTGATTTGGTGTCGCTTGCCGATAATGTCATCAGATATTTTATTTATTTCTGGAACTAGGGTCAGGGCCTTGGGGACCTTGACTGGCTTCTTGCCTTGGCTCTTGCTACGGCCGCCGCTAGCCCCTTTGTTTAACCTGTTCCCATTCGATGGCATAATGCGATTATGCAGCCGAGCGCCCTTGCTAGCGTGATTTTATGATGATAATGAAAACGGGGCTCAGCGCAGCCGAGCGCATTATACTTCGATGGTCGTCCGATAGACAATGGTCGCCGTGGTTTGTTTGCCTGTCGCTGTCGCCGTGGTTTGGCGAACCATGGCAAAAATTCCGGTGTTTCCAATTCGTGACAATCCCGGGTTCAATTCGGGCCATGTCCCAGATGTGGGAAAGTCCTCGGTAAACTCAACGGCTTGTTCTGATCCAGATGTAGTACATATGTATATCGCCGCCTTGTTATTTGATTTTTGCAGGCCGACGGCATAGACATCATTGGCTGCATTCATTTGACAAATGTTGCCGGGGAATGTGCCATTTTTTGCAACATCAGGAATCACATCGGCGTGTTCAATAACAGCCCCCGTTGATATTTTATACTTATAAATCGATCGGCCTTGGAAAGCTACACAATCGCCATCAGCATTGACCTCTAATTGATATTGGCAATCGTTGAATCTCGCCGATTCCGGGAAAGATATTCTGGTGGTTGGGGTTGCTGCTTGAAATCGGAAATTAAGCAGTGACCCGCTTTTGCCGTGAACCCATACCCAATCACTATGGCGTGACGCAACCATGTTGATTTCTCTACCGCCGGCAGTTCCGGCCGACACACCGGCGCCGCGAGCGGCATTCGCCCAACTTGAATTGATTTCATAAACTGTCACATCGTCGCTGGCCTCTGATTTCAAATACCAAATATGGTTTTCGGTTCGGCATACATCCATGACGCCGGTGGCCAAAACAGTCCATAAACCGGTGCTGGTATTCCGGCGGCGAAGGACACCACCGTTTCCGGCCGA